AGTGGTACACTTCGCACACCCGTTTCCGCTGTTTTACACACACATCGCAGCTTTAAAGGTTTCAAGCTCTTACCGAATATGCCTTTAGTTAAAAATCAAGTGTCAAATGACTCAAAAGAGACGATCCGCACACTCATTAAAAGGTATAGTAAGAAGATGCCAAAAAAACACTAAACATCGCAGCGAAATGAACGCTATGGCAATGATAAGATCACTTGCAAAGTGCCTTTTCGGTGATCATGAAAAATCTTTCTCAAAACTTAAGTCTGAAATTCAAAGCACAACACCCGAAGAATTGCGTTTCCATGCGAAAGAATATTTGATCTCCGCCCAGAAGAAAGCATCCACAAATCCTGGTTTCGTTAAAGAATTGCAGGAGTGCTTCGATTTCTTTGACGAAACCATTGCTTTTGTCAACAAGAAGCAAACTAAATTTGATCCTACTGTTGGCTTTGACACAAAAGATAAAGTTGGTCAAGGCGTTGCATCCATGAGTAAAAGAGTTAATTATGTTATGTGTGCATATTCTCGCGCTTTACTAGCTAAAATTAATAATATTAAGAGTAAGAAAAATACTATTTTAGCGACGCATGGCAGTGATGAAGAGTTATCCGCCACTTATGCAGCCACTAGAGCCACTGTTAAAAGCGGCTTAAAATGGTTTTGCGCTGACGTTAGCGAATGGGATTCAATGTTTCAACCTTTTATGGCGAGAATGACTTACATACTATGCGATTGGATGGGAATGCCAAAACAACTTAATGACTGGTTCCTTGAATACCGCAGTCGCTGGACACTCAATTACACCTGTAAACACGGAAGGACAAAATTATCTGGTGAAGGTAAACAATTTTCGGGTAATCCATTTACCATTTGTGAGAACACTCTTTGCAATATGGCAATGATTAGTTATCTTTTCGATTTTACTGACGTTCAAATGTCACTTTGGAAAGGAGATGACTCCGCAATTTATTGTGAAGATTACAAACCAACTACAGAGGGTGTGATTTTATTGAGTGAAACCAGACATGATATTAAGAAACACTTTGTCGATACAGGAGAATTTGCTGGTTTCCTTTTAACCAGTGAAGGCTTCTTTCCAGATGTACTTCGTTATACATCAAAACTTGTTGGTAAATCATATGTCGATCAACGACAATTTAATGAAGCCAAAACTAGTGCTAACGCTTGCACTCGTGTTGTTAAAAGTCAGTATCACCTTAATTTAGGATGTGTTGCGTACACATCTGCTTATCCAGAAACTGAGATATCTGCCGAACAGGCTCGATC